AGTCCGATGAGCCCCCAGCTGGGATCTGGCGAACAGAGCTCGACAAAGCGCGGGCCATTCGTGACGGCAAAGGTGGATCCTCGCCTATCATGCTGCCGGTGCTGTACGAATTCCCGCGCCAGCAACAGGTTGATCAGGAGTATTGGCGCAATCAAGAAAACTGGAAACACCTGCTCCCAAATCTCGGTCGATCCATCGATCCTCAAGCGCTGGTCGACGATTATGAAAACAACGGTCGCGTCAGCAAAGAAACGGAGCAAATCTGGGCAAGCCAACATCTCAATATCGAGATCGGTGTCGGTCTGGGCGGGGATGGCTGGTCTGGCGCATTACACTGGTCATCGTGTGTAGATGAGACTCTCACTGGACTCGACGCTCTTCTGCGTCGGTCTGAAGTATGCACGATCGGTATCGACTGGGGCGGAGCCGACGACTTGGCGGCGCTGTATGTCATCGGTCGGGAGAAGCGCACGAAACGGTGGCTCGGATGGGGCAAGGCGTGGGCGCGGCAATCGGTGTTCGAGCAGCGCAAAAGCATTGCCCCACGCTTACGCAACTTCGAGGAGGTTGGCGATCTTGAGATCGCCGCCTCCGGCGAAGATCAAGCCGAAGCTGCAGCCAAGATATGCCGTCGCATCTTCGACAGCGGTCTCTTACCAGAGCAGGCTGGCATTGGCCTCGATAGCGCCGGTATCGCTCTTTTGCTTGACGCGCTAGAGGCTGAAAAATTGGCGCAGCCGCTTGTACAGGCTGTTGGCCAGGGCTGGAAGTTGCAAACCGCAATCTCGTCAGTCCCGCTGAAGCTGGAGGATGGGCGGTTCCTTCACGGCGATCAGCCGATGATGGCGTGGTCTGTTGGGAACGCCAAGCAGACATTGCGAGGCAGCAACTATGTCGTGACCAAGGAAGTCTCTGGCGCCGCGAAGATCGACATGCTCATGGCGCTCTTCAATGCCGCGATGCTGATGTTCCAAAACCCTGAAGCTGCTGCGGCTTTTGATGCCGAGGCGTGGATAGCGAGCTACGCATGAAATGGTTTACCCGCCTCTTGGGCCGCGATGGTGTGAAGGATATCGAGCCATGGCGCGGCGGTGCCGCCTCGACTGAGAACGGCGATAACTTCGTGACCAACCAGGTCACGCTTGCTGAGTGGCGCGATTGGCGGCTCAATCAGGCGGGCGCAGCGGTTGGCCTTTCCGCGACATGGGCGTGCGTGCAGCTTATCGCTGGGACGATCGCATCCTTACCACTGATGATCTACCGGACAGAAAACGGCATTCGCACTGTCGCAAAAGATCATCCCTTGTATTTCGTGCTGCACGACAGTCCAAATTTCGATCAGACTGCTGTCGATTTCTGGGAGGTGATGGCGGCGAGTGTGGAGCTGCACGGCAACGCCTACGCTTTAATTGAGCGGCGGTCGGGCGGCATCATAACCTCGCTCTACCCGATACAACCGGAGCGGATGACGGTTCGCCGCAAGGCAAACAACGATCTGGAGTACTCTTGGACGGACAATGGGCGCTCTTATGTCAAGCGTGCCGCAGAAGTTCTGCACATCCGCGGTCCTCTGGGTGATGGCATTTCTGGATCGTCGACGCTTTCGATCTGCCGAAACGTCTTCGGCGACGCGATGGCCTCGGAGGAAGCTGCGGGCTCCGTATTCGCCAATGGCGTCAACCCAAGCGGTGTTTTGTCGACGAGGCCGGAGACACAGCTTTCTAAAGATCAACGGCAGGAGCTGGAGCGGCTTCTGCAAGAGCGTTACATGGGGTCCATCCGGAACGGGAGACCCATGCTGCTCGATAATGGGCTGACATGGGAACAGATCTCGATCGACCCGCAAGACGCCCAGATGCTTGAGAGCCGAAAGTTTAGCGGCGAGCAGATCTGCCGGATCTTTGGCGTTCCACCGGCAATGGTCGGTTTTGGTGACAAGGCCTCAAATTGGGGGACGGGGAAAGAAGCTGATGTGCTCGGCTTTCAGAAATTCACCCTTCGCAAGCGTCTGAAGCGGATCGAGCAGTCCGTTTTGAAGCAGCTAGTTCCCCTGTCCGAGCAGAGATCGCAGGGAATCGTGATCGAGTTCAATTTCGAAGGCCTTCTCCGAGGCGACACGGCCAGCCGCTACGAAGCATACGAAAAGGCGATCCGGATGGGCATTGCCACTCGAAACGAGTGCAGAGCGCTCGAAAATCTCCCTCCAATCGAGGGCGGGGACGTCGTGACTGTGCAAATGCAGGACATCCCACTCGCAAATGCCATCAACGGAGATGGAAATGGACAGGAAAACAGCTCCAGTTCTTGAGATCAAATCGCTCAAGGAAACCGGCGAATTCGAAGGCTATGGCTCGACCTTCGGCGGTGAGCCGGACGCTTACGGCGATATTATTGCTGATGGCGCTTACTCGGAGAGCCTTGCTCTTCACAAGGCCAAGGGAACGATGCCGAAGCTGTTTTGGCAGCACAATTCCGATGAACCGATCGGGAAATGGCTCGAAGCCAAAGAAGACGATCACGGCCTACTCATGCGTGGCAAGCTGAACATGGACGTTCAGCGCGGCAGAGAGGCCTACGCCCTCTTGAAGGCCAAGGATATCGATGGCTTGTCGATCGGGTACAGGATCAAGGAGTATAGCGTCGACACTGAAACGTACGTATGGACCCTTCAGAAGCTCGACCTCGTTGAGGTCAGCATCGTTTCTGTCGGCGCCAACGAGAATGCGGTTGTGCAGAGCGTGAAAGCAGCGAAGGCTGCTCACGATCTCACCGAAAAGCTCAAAGCCGGGGACCGGCTTTCAGAAAGAGAGTTTGAGACCTGGCTCAAGGGGTTAGGCTTCTCCAACTCGCAGGCGGAGCGCGCCGCGCGTCTTCACCTGAAGGGGCAAGGGGAACTTGCCGACGCGGCTGATGACGGCGTCGCATTTTTGCGCGCCTTGATGAGCTGAACGCTCAATTTCAACCGAAAACTGGAGGTTCCCATGTCGGGACATAAGCTGGCCGTCGTCTGTGGCGGTTCCATCGCATTTGCCATCGCATCGATGGCGGCACTGCCATTCGGTCCTCGTATCGTCTTCGATGCGCCGGACCGCCCCAACGGCGGTGGCGCAACGAAAACTGCGGCAGAACTGGCGGCAGAGTTCAAGCGTGATTTCGAGACGAAGCACGACAAGGTGAAGGAAATCGCCGAAAAGGCCCTTGCCGAGGCGGAAAAAGGCACGCCATTGGCGGCTACCGCCAAGGAATTGGCCGACCAGGCCATCAAGGGCATGAATGAAGCGAAGGCTCGGCTTGACGAGATCGATCAGAAAATTGCTCACCGTGGTGGCGACGACAATGACCATCGTACGGCCGGCGAGCGTTTCGTCGAGCACGCAGACTTCAAAGCCTTCGCGGGCCAGACGCGCCCTCGCGGACGTGTTCTGGTTGATGTGAAGGACATTACCTCTCTGACGACCGATGCACCCGGCTCTGCCGGGGCGCTAGTGAACTCTGATCGTCGTGGTCTGCAAGTCGAGTTGCCGCAGCGGCGCATGACAGTTCGTGCTCTGCTGATGCCGGGCAATACGTCGAGCAACTCGATCGAATACGAGCAGGAAAAGCTGTTCACCAACAACGCGGCGCCGGTCGCTGAAGGTGCTGCAAAGCCGCAGTCTGAACTGCAGTTCGAGGACAAAGTCGCCACCGTTCGCACCATTGCTCATTGGATGCGTACTTCGGTTCAGATTCTGGCGGACGCTCCCGCTCTCCGTTCGATCATCGATCAGCGCCTCCGTTTCGGCCTGTCGTATGTCGAGGAAACCCAGCTTCTCAACGGCTCCGGAACTGGTCAGAACCTTCTTGGCCTGGTCACCGCAGCCACCGCCTATGCAGCTCCGGGAAGTCTGACGGCCTCCACACAGCTCGATGTCGTTCGCCTGATGATCCTTCAGGCTGCGCTCGCAGAATACCCGCCGAACGGCGTAGTTATGAACCCGATCGACATGGCCGCCATCGAGATGGCGAAGGATGCTGGCGGAAATTACATCATCGGCAACCCGCAGGGGACCATCCAGAAGACGCTGTGGGGCCTTCCGGTCGTGGAGACGCAGGCAATGGGAGTCGACAAGGCACTTGTCGGCGCTTTCAACCTCGCCGCTCAAATCTTCGACCGCCAGGACGCGACTGTGGACGTTTCGACCGAAGATCAGGACAACTTCATCAAGAACAAGGTCACGATCCGGGCCGAAGAACGCCTGGCCCTCGCTATCTATCGTCCGCAGGCAATCGTCTACGGCGATCTCGGCCGCGTCCCCTGATTGTTCGGCTGATCACGACCTGCGCCGCTATGGCGCAGGTCCCATGAACCGAAGGAGAAGGACCATGATCAAGTCGATACTTGTAAAGCCGCTCGATGGACTGGAAGCTGGTTCCGAGCGTGAGTTTAGCCAGAAGGATTTCGAATATCTGGAATCTTTGGGTGCTGTCCGCCGGGCGGATGCGGAGACGAAAGCCGCGCCTCCGGTCAAAAATAAAAAAGCACCGCCGGTTGCCGACAAGGCAAGTCGGTAAAAGGGAAGCGCTTTCATGGAAAACGTCGTCATTACCGAGACCGGCCCGCTTTACAGCTTGGAAGAAGTAAAAGCCGCGCTGCACGTCGATCACAGCGATGACGACGCGCTTATCGAGACATACATGGACGCCGCCGGACAGGCGGTTCTGCAGTACTGCAACCTGTCGCTTGTGCCTTTGGGCAAGGAAGCAACATTCAAGTCCGCCGCAATGCTCGTCATTTCCCAGCTCTACGATAACGGGTTGGAATGCGAAGGCATTCCGAGCGGTGCGAAACTTCTCATCAACCCTTACCGCTGGCTGCGCATCTAACGCGGCATAGCTGGGAGATCTTTCATGGCAAACATTGCAATTACGGCGGCCTCGGTCGTCATCGGGTCGAATGCTGTCGTCGAGCATGGTGTTGCCGGTGAGGCGATCGCCGCCGGACAGGCGGCTTACAAGGATGTCAATGACAAGTCGATGTTGGCAGACAGCAACTCGGCGACGCCAGCGGCGCGTAAGGCGCGCGGCCTGGCGCTTAATAACGCGGCGGCAAATCAGCCGCTCTCGATCATCCGCAGTGGCGATCTCACCATGAACGCCGTCTTGACGCCCGGCACGCCCTACTTCCTGTCGGATACGCCGGGCGCAATCTGCCCGCTCGCCGATGTCGGCGCTGGTGAGTATGTCTGCCAGATCGGTATTGCGAAATCGACGACGGTTCTCGCGATCGACATCCAGTTCCCGGACGTTGCGCTGTAAGCTGTGCGTGTCCGGTTCGTCGAGGATTTCGACTACAAGCCTCACCCGATGGTCACGATCGGCTATCGGGCGGGGATGGAGCTTAGCGTGAAGCGTGATTGCGCGCTTCAGGCGATCATCAAGAAAAAGGCAGTCGCCGTCGATAAGCACGGCCAGGAGCTGGCAAGTGGCGAAAGCGAGATCCGCGGGTGACCTGAAAGAACGGGTCGCCTTCGACGCCCGTGTTCCGGGCGATGATGGCGCCGGAAATGTCGTCGACGACTGGGCGCAACGGTTTCAGCGTCGGGCTGGGTTCATTCACCTGCGCGGAGGCGAGAGCGTGATGGCGTCGCGCCTCGCGGGCAAGCATACGCAGGTGATTTTCATCCGCCGCGACAGCGAGACGCGCGAGATCACGACCGAATGGCGTGTTCGAAATGCGCGAGACGGGACGATTTACAATATCGCCGATATCACCCCGTCCCCAGATGGGGCCTGGCTTGATCTGCTCTGCGAAAGCGGCGTGGACGCGGGATGAAGACGAAAGCGAAATTCCTAGGCCGCGAAGAGGTTGTCAAACGCCTCAAGCAGCTCGTTCCCAATGTCGAGGAGCAGGTTGCGGAAGCGCAGCTGGAAGGCGCGCAGGAGCTTGCCAAACGTATCAAGCCTAGAACGCCTGGTCCGGTCACCGGTGAGTATCTCGCGAGCATACAGGCCGATCGCATCGCCAATCGGCCGAGCGAAAGGGCGGTCGGGACGAAGAACCCGTCGAAGGACAAGAACGCGACGGGCGTTTTCGCCAATTTCATCTGGCGTTTCCTCGAATTCGGCACGGTGAAGATGGGCGCCCGGCCGCACATCTTCCCGACATATCGCGCTTACCGGAAGCGACTTCGCCGCAAGATAGCCGGCGCGGTCAACAAGGCCGTCAGAAAGGCAAAGCAGAAGTGACAACGTCTCCCGCTTACGAATTGCAGGTTGCCATCGTCACCAAGCTCAAGGCGTCGCCCGCCGTGCGAAATCTAGTCGGTGCGCGGATCTACGACAACGTACCGGCCGACGCAGTCTTTCCCTACGTCAGTCTCGGGCCGGCCGATGAACTGCCCGATGACATCGGGTGCCGTAAGTCCTTCGAAATCACCCTGCAGATCGATTGCTGGTCGCAGAAGGTCGGATTTCCGGAGGTCAAGCATGTCAGCGAAGCGGTGCGCGTCGCGCTCGATGACGAGGGCATATCGCTGACGGAAAACGCGCTCGTTCTTTTTCAGTATCGCGGAACGCGCTGGCTGCGTGATCCGGATGGCAAGACTTCACATGCGGCGATGACGTTCGAAGCCATCGTCGAGCAGCCGTAACCCCCTCAAGGAGCCTGCAATGACTGATCCGACCACAATCAAGGGCGGCAAAATCCGTGTGCTTATCGGAAACAAGGCCACGCCGCCTGTCTACGCCAATCCCTGCGGGTTCACGCAGCGCAGCATCACCCTCACCAAGGGGCTGAACGAGTTCCAGCTGCCCAACTGCGACGATCCGGACGCGGTCTCGTGGCTCGGCCGCGACGCCACTTCGCTCTCAATGGGAATCAGCGGTGAAGGCGTCCTGGCGGGCGAAAGTGTCGAGACCTGGCTTGATGCCTGGGAAGACGTGGATTCCGTTCCGGTGAAGGTCGAATGGGAGTTTCCAGACAAGACGATCACCTGGACCGGGCACATGCATGTCGAGACCATGGAAGTCGGCGCGAACAACGGCGAGCGCGCTACCAATAACGTCTCGATGCAGTCCGATGGCGAAATGGTCCGCGTGATCAGCTGACCATGAGCCGTGACGCAACAATCGAACTTCCTTTCGCGGACGGAGACTACGTTTTCCGCCTTGCCTGGGGTGAGTTGATCAAGCTGCAGGAGGCTTGCGACGCAGGCCCATATGTCATCCTCGATCGGTTGCTGACGGGACGCTGGAAGGTCGAGGAGATCTCGAATGTCATCCGTCTGGGGTTGATTGGCGGCGGCATGGAGCCGATACCGGCGCGCAAGCTTGTGCAATCCTATGTCGAGAAACGGCCGCCGCTCGAAAACCTCGTCATCGCCCAAAGAGTTCTTGGCGCCGGCGTTGTCGGCA